ACCAGTGTAATTTCTTAATCTTCCATCAGCACCTCTAACTTGAATAATTCCATATTGATCAATTTCAGGTGGTTTTCTACCTTCCGCCTCTGCTATGGCTGCATCATTTAAAAATTTCATATGATCTACTGCAGCGTTAAGTGATGCTTCTCTATTTCGAGCTCTAAGCTCACCTTCTTTTAGTTTTATTGTTGCATAGTTATTTACTGCAGGACCTATTGCTTGACCAAATACTTCCATGGCTCCGCCAATACCAGCTTTCGCTGTAGTTCCTGTTAATAATCCTGAAGCAAGATTAGCTAAGAATACTAAATTAGCTTGTGATCCTTCTCCTTTAAATACTTCTTCTTGATATTTTTTAGCAAGTGCTATTGTTTTATTAAATTCTGTATCTGTTGAAGGGCCACCTAATGCAATTTCATTATTTCCTTGAGCCGTGCTTTCGGCTTTTTGTGCTTTCTTTTCTGGAGCAGTTAATAAAGCTTCCGCTTCTCTTCTTTGTCTATCTTCAGCTAAAGTATTTGTGTAATTTGTAATTTCATCATTGCCTGGAGGAGGCGGTGTTCCACCTGTTAATGTGTTTTCTTGTATGTTACTTAAATCAGCTACGTCATTATCGTTAGCATTTTGTAACAACTCATCACCTTCAGCTTTTAATTCTTTTGATTTATTTGTAAATCCGGGTCCGCTTACTCTTCCCGAACCTATGTTTCTGTTTACAATTTTTTTATCTTCCTCAACTTTTTCTTCTATAGTTTTTGGTCTAACATTACCAAACAATTCTTGATCTGAAACATTCATATAATCAAATGCACTGTTGCTTTGTTGTGTCTCAAAAGCTTTTCTCTCTTTAGGGGACATAGCATTAATTCTTTTTCTCTCTTCAACACCAGCTTTATATAATTCTTTTCCTCCATAAATAGCTCCCAAACCTATGGCTGTAGGGACTGCACCAATCGCACCTACTGCTAAACCGGGTAATGCTCTTGCTGCCGCAACTCCACCTAAAGTTTCTAATCCAAGTCTACCTACGTTAAAACCTTTATCTATTCCAAAAGCATCAGCAATTTTTCCTCCTCCCCCCATACCTACATTAAAAGGTATACTAAGAGCTTCTTTTAACATTCTTACTGGGCTACTCACTTTCATTCTTTCCATAAATGTAGGTGGTTTTCTAATAGCTGGAACTGGTGCTGCAGCATATGGTGATCCAACCATAATACCAACGTTCGCATTAATAGTTTTAAGCACACCTTGTCTAAGTGCTTCTTTTCTAAACAGAGGTCTATTTAAAACTTTGTTAAGTGACATTTAACTCCTGTATTTATCCGGCTACGTTTGGTTTCATACCTTGAAACGCTGTGAATGCAGAAATACCTGTACCAACAGCTTGAGCTAGTGGACTTTGTGTTGGTGCACTACCCATTGTAAGTTGTGAACTAGATTTAGGACCCGCAGCATACAAGTTAGATAAAAACTCAGCTCTTTGATAAGGTTCGTATTGTTGTTGTAAAGTAGATTGTCTTTGTGCATCTAATACTTGTTGTGCTAATTGTCTTTGCACACCACCAGTAGCCATCAGTTGATTAATGTCTCCTTGTGCCATTTGTTGTTGCAATTGACCCATTTGTCCAAGTTGTTGTCCAGCTTGTAAACCAATTTGTTGTTGGTTTTGTGCTGCAGATAAAGCAGTATTGAATCCTTGTTGATTAGCTTGTCCCATATTAGATAAAATTCTTCCTTGAAGTTCTGCCTGTTGAACACCTTCCCGCCCACCACCAAACGCTCCGGCTCCTATAGCTTGTGCTCCTAGTTGGTTTTGCATCATTTGTCCTTGTCTACCAATTTCATCTGTCACATATGATTGATAAGGATTTAAATATTGATTTATTTGTTGAGCACCTATGGGAGCTGCTGCTCCTTGAATTTGTTGAATACCTTGACCAACAGATCCAGCACCCACACCTGTAGTTTGCGCTGCAGTTATTCCTTGTTGCTCTAATGCTCCGAGACCGGATACTTGATAATCAGGTAAGTTAATAGGTTTTTGTGCGACTTGTCTCGCCATATCCATTAACTCTAGTTTTCGCTCTTCTATACCTGGAGCTTCTCTAATTATTTGTGTTTGCATTGAGGGTGCCGATGATTGACCTCCTCCGCCGCCGCCTCCTCCGAAAAAACTCATATTTTTATCCTATCCATTTTTCTAGTTGAACATGTTTCTTTTTCCATCCCCATTTTTTGGAAACTTTTTCCCAACCGGGTCTGGCCATTATACTCATTCTTTTACATTTGTTAACAGTTGCAAAATCTGTAACTGATTTAATTAAATTATCTTCCCATAACTCTCTTCTTTTTCCTGTACAAATTACTATTTCGTATTGATTATAATTTGGCATAATACCAATTCTACCAACACAAACCCCAAACACTTTGTTTTCTTCAAACTCATCTGAACCAAACATAATCCAACACTGCATCATGTCTTTTTTTAATTGTTCCAATACCCAAGCAGAGTCCGCATATTTACCTGAAAAAAGTAAAGCTTCTGCTACCATAAATTCTGCTAACGGCCAAAACCTTTCAATATCTTTAGGCTCTAAAGATAAGATACTTACTAAAGGTTTAATTTGTTTTTTTTTTATTGATGCCATTCATATCCTTTAATAAATCAAATACTCTTTTGTATCTTTTTTGTTGTTCGTAGAAATATTGGGCACCTTTTTCTCTCATATCTTTCATACTGTTTGGATTTCCTCCAGCTATGATTCCAGCACCTAACACTCCATCTGCTCTTGTTACAAACTCTCCGTCTGCTAATTGAGCTAACATTGTATCCTCGTCCTTATCTCCTACACCTTCTCCGTCTTCTACATAACCAGATGCTCTAACATAATTATTAGAATCATTTTCGTCATGTGAAATTTTTGATGGAAGATAGTTAACACCACCTTCATTAAATTTTTTAATACTTGTTATTCCTCCGGTATTGAATTTTTGTACACTATAAGAATAAGGACCTACTCTTGGATCACCTCTTCCCGCTTCTTCTGGAGAGTAAATTTTTTCGTATGCTCTTTCTTGTCCGGTTTCCGGGTCTATGTAAGAATAGCCAGGTCTCTGTTCTTTCATGTCTAGATAACCCATGTTATATCCAGGGGTGTACATGTCTACTGGGTCTTGATTAAAGGCACCACTTAAAAAAGTACCCGCACCTATTGCAGCTGAAACTTTTCCTGGGCTATATTCTAGCGTACCTGCAGCAGCTCCTTCTTTTTGTCTTTTTAAAATATCTAAAATAGATCCGCTTTTATTATTTTGTGGCATGTAATTAGGGTTCGGAACCATATTTCCAAATTTATCAACACCTAAGTTTTGTGGGTTTACTGTAGTTCCCCCCATACTTGCGGGTAACATTCCAGAAAAACTTTGACCTACTCCTGTTTGTAGAAATGGAGTATATGAATTTTGCATACCCATAGCTTTCATACCACCAGCTCCTAAAGTGTAACCACCATAAGCTCCTGCAGCAGCTCCAAAAAGTCTTCCTAATCCAGAAGCTCCTGAATTTTTTGCATTTTTATAACCTTTGTATCCACCATAGGCTGCAAGTATATAGGGTATCATTAAATATATTCTCCTTTTAAGATCTAAGTTCTGAATAATACCATTTTACTTAGCTGGTTTCAACTCATCGGCAAAACAACCTTCATATTGGTGTTCTCCCACATGGATGATTGTATCCTTGACATAAGCATAACATTTACCTCCTATATCTTTCCAACGTTTGCAAAAGGCAAAATCCTCCCCCATATAAGTCTTAGTCACAGGGTCGTGTAAAGTATCAAAGAAGTTCCATAAATTAGGTCTATCTACGTACTCCCCGTTTATAACAGTCTTTTGAATAATGTTTTTATCAGGGTAAGCTTTAATCATTTTGTCGAATACAACTCTTTTAATCATCATACATCCTGTAGGACTATGAGTTACTTCCATAACTCCATTATCAATTTGTATATCTTCGTAGTTCTCTACTTTCATAGGATAAGTATTCAACCATTTTTTTAAGTCCGAAGACTGTTCAATTTTTCCTTCTTGTATCTTTTTATATAGTTTATCCCACATCATTGTTTTAAGAGGATAGGGTATTGATAAAACTTCTTTATCTTTTTTAAGCATTTCCATTATAGAATCTGCCTTAAAATAAATATCTGAATCAATAAATAATAAATGAGTAAAATCAGATTCTAAGAAACCTGCTACACATAAGTTTCTTCCTTGTGTAACTAAAGATGATTTAACTAAAGAAAAAGTAATTTTTATTTTATTTTTAATACAAAGTTGTTGTAGCTCTAGTAAAGCTTGTGTGTAATGAATAGAGCACTCACTGTGTACTGGTGTTGCAACCATTATAGAATATTCAGATTGTCCGGTGTCCGGTTTCCACATCGGGACAACCGATTTTTGGAGAGGTTGTGAACTTATTTTTATTTCTTTTAGTGTTTGGTAAGTATTTTTATTTACTGTTTCTTTCACTAATGGCTCCTTTCAAAAAACTAGACCATTCCATTCCTTTTTTTTCCCAATTATAAAATCTTTTATAAAACTTTTGTTGTTCCTCTAAATGATTTTGTATAAAATCTTCATGTAGATAACTTGCTGCAACTTCAATAGCTGCTGCTGTATCTCTAGCCATAATTTCGTAATTAATAGAATAATTAACGTATACCGGCCATTCGGCGCATGTCTCGTATAAAGCACCGAAGTTATTTGTTATAACATGTACACCGGATGCTAATGCTTCAAGAGCTGATGCACATGAAGTTTCTTCAAAGGTACTTGGATACACAAACATATTATAATTAGGCATCATCTCTTTAATAAATTCATTTGGTTTATATCCAATATAATTTACGTTATGTAATTTTTTAGCTTGTTCATACAGAGGTTTAAATTGTTCATCATTAGCTTTTTTAAACTCATCGCCATAGACTTGAGTTGAACTATAGACATCTAGTATAATATTAGGGTTTTTTACTTCTTGCATTGCACGTAACAATACATTTAAACCCCTCCAGGGCGTGCAGTGATGAATTAATTTTATAGGCTCACCTTTTTTATAAATTTTTCTTATTGGAAAATTTTCAACACCGTTTTTAATAACTACAGATCTATCTGTGGGGATATCAAAGAAGTATCTAAACTTTTCATAGTTCCAATGACTATTAAATACATACCAATCATATTCACTATGTCTAGATTTATTACCAAAGAAAGCTTGTAGGTTGGGTTGATCCCAAGAATTTTTTTGCCAAAGTATATTTACTTTATTAGGATCTAGTGGAACTTTACCTGGAATAGAAGTGCAGATCTGTACTTGATTTAATAACTCTTTTGAAACATGTTTGTGTAACATCTCCATTTGCAGTTCGGTCGCACCTCTAGGATTCATTTATTATATATATTTCTTTTTTATTAAATAACTTTAATTCGTTTTTACTAACATTAAATTGATAATGAGGCAATACTCCAAATTCTTTTTTATTATCATTAAAAACTTGTCTTATTATTTTACTTGCTCCATATTCTTTGTAGTTATTTTTATCTATATCTTCATATAGGCTATTTTGTATTAACTTATTAATAAATATATTAAGGTAATTGTTGTTGCTTTGACAAGCAATTAAAGAATCATCTATAGATAAGCGATCTTCCTGATATTTTTCTAGTATAGAAATTTTTTGATCTTGTAGTTTTTCGTAGAAGTTTTTGTTTATATTTAAGTTCTTATTTATAAATATTCCACCATACCTATGTAGTATTTTAAATTTTAAAAAGTCTTGTTTTAAAAACGGATTAATATTTTCAAGATATTTAATTGATTCCGTATAATCTTTTTCTATTACTTTAACGGTTTCTTTTTCTGTCCAATGCATAAACACAAAGCCATCAAACAATGGTTTACATTTTATTTCATCAAAACTATGAATTATTTTATCTATCATTTTCCCAACATCCAGTGCCTATATGCTGACACGGTATTTTATAGTTAATTTTTTTACACTCTTCTCTTGTTAAATTATAAGGATCTCTTGGTAATACATTAAAATCATTAGGGTATTTTTTTAAATAACGTGTAAAAAAAGTATTAGAGGTAATCTTCATTACTTTAGTATATGTATTAGCATCTTTGTAACGTCCTTTAGCATAAAAGTTTTGTTTACATTCTTCTAAAACCCTTAACCAGATCTTGTCTTTTGGTGGTGAAGCTAACAGATTATTTTGTACATACTCATCAGGTCTTTTAAAATTATACATACCTTCTAAAATTGTAGGCTTATCATCTTTAATTTTATTATAAATATTTTCGTACATTATAAAATCTAAATCAAAATAAATACCTCCATATAAATACATAAGTATTTTTCTAAAAAAATCACAAGGCGTTATACTTGGTAACTCTCTAACCATTTCACTATACTGTGGAAATTCTTTATCTATCGTAGGGTAAATATCACTATTATGCCATAGTTTAATCTCAAAACCTTTGTATACTTCTTTAGCTAGCCGGTGTCCTTCAACCCATATATAAGGCCAAGCGTCTTCATTGTCTGGACCCATTTGATGTACAATTTTTGGTATCATTTTTTTAATGTCGTGTTTCCTATTACTAATTGATCTAGTTCTGAATTTTTTAATAATGCAATTGCGTCTCCTGGTTTACCAGCAATAGGCTTACCATTATCATTTAATGAAGTATTTAATAACATAGGTATACCAGTTAATTTTTTAAACTCAGATATAAGAGAATAGTAAAGTTTCAATTCTGGTTTAACAGTTTGTATCCTACTTGTATTGTCGATATGTGATATAGGTTCAAATACTTTATCTTTAAATTTTACACTGTATTTCATAAAATCACTATCGCCTTCCCAATCAAAATAGTCTTTAGTGTCTTCATATAAAATAGATGCAGCAAAAGGTCTGTAGTCTTCTCTATGTTTTACTTTACTATTTAATATATGTTTACCTTCTTTGACTTCTGGACTCATGAGAATAGATCTATTACCTAAAGCTCTAGGACCTACTTCTCCATGTCCTTGATACCAACCTATAATTTTACCATTAGCTAAGTCTTCTGCTGTCTTTTTAATTGTTTCGTCTAAAGGCTCATCACTAGGTGCCATATCTGTTTGCCAATAAGGAAATCCGCTGTTGTCAAATTCAGGTTGACTATAATGTTGTCTTAAAAATTCAATACAACCCAAAGAAAGTCCTTCATCATTACAGTGAGGAGGTATAATTAAGTTAGGTAATTCTTTTTTTATTTGAGTGTTTATACATACGTTGTGTGCTACTCCTCCAGAATAAGTAACTACATCTTCTTTGTTTGCGTATTTAGTAAAAAATTTAGGAAAGGCTACTTCCATATAATCATGCATTGTTCTTAAGTAATCAATAAATTTATAATTTGCAGCTAATTCACTTCCTACAATTTTTATAAAATTAGAAAAATCAAATATTTTTTTACTATCTTCTAAACCATATTGAGAAATGTGGTCATAGTATCTTTGATTAAAATTACCAAAAGCTTTTAAAGCCATTAATTTTCCAGCTGCGTCATCTCCAACAGCATGTACACCCATGTGTTCTCCCATTAACGCCAGTTGTTTTCCTAAAGAATACATTGTGTTTAAAGTAAATACATCAACAAATTTATCATCTGAAAAAATACTACAAGATCTTTGAAGATCACCAAAACCATCTAAAACAAAATCTTTTCTTGGTTGGTCGGTGTCCGTTAGCATCCAAGAAGACAGACTGTGAGCGTAATGATGATCAACTCTAAATACCGGACAAGACAAATCGCTAAAAGGTTTATCTGGTATATTAAACTTCTCAAATAAAGCTTCTGGATCTTCTTTTTTTAAATGAGGGTATCTAAATATATCTATAACTATTGCTATTGCATCTAGTTCATTTAGCTTAATTCCTAGTACATTTTCAACTTCAGTCCATTCAAATAAATTATTGTACCCATAATGTTTTATTTGATTAAATCTTTCTGGTTTGTAATATTTTACAGAAACTCCATCGGAATAAGATATATTAGAATCATGCTCACAAAGCCTTAATCCTAAAAATTTCATTACAGTATTCCTATGTTCCCGCTTATAGTCATTGAACCCTTACTAGGTTTAACCATATGCTCTAAGTAACTTGGAAATAAAATCATATCTCCCTGAACTACTTTAGGAGTTATCACTGGTTTTATATAATTTTCTAAACCTAAAGAATAAATCATATCATGAGCAGGATGATAGAATACTGTTTGAGGTTTCTCAAGTTTTTCATAAATAGTAAAAGAAAAATGAGACTTAACATGCATATGTCTTTCTTGACAATGACCGTTATAAATATTTCTCCAAATTTGTATTAATCCGATACTTTTAATATTTAAATCTTGAAGACAATGAGATATTTTATTTAATAGATATTCAGTTCCTTCTGCATCTATTTCGTTTTTACCATCAAAACTACTTAAACTGTTGCTTAGAAAAGATTCTTTAAAATCAGAACTTACAAGATTAGTTCTTGCAGGATCAACTTTAGTGATCCATACAGGATTTTCAAAAAGTGATTGATACATTATTCTTTAGTTAACGCACCCATAGAAACTTTAGTAACTTTGATTTCAAGGTCTTGTCTAAAGTCATCCACAGTAGTATCAGTATTGGCATCAGCAACATCGTTATCAAAATCAGTTTTACTAGCATACACTTTGCCTGTTCTTTTATGTTTAATAATTTCTTTTGCTTCTGCTGGTATTTTTATTAAATTATCGTTTGACATCTATATTTGTATCCTCCTGTTTAATAGGTTTTTGTCCTGTTTTTTTATCTATTTCATAGGCTGCTGATCTTATTTCAATAGCTGCTCCCATTAATTTAGTTGCAAATTTAGAAGCACTTTCTGGAGAAAGAACAAATTTTTTGTTCTTATTTAAAATATTTATTTCTTCTTCAGAAAATTGCAATTCAAAAGTATTGCTATCTTTTACTCTAATAAAATCCATTATCCTTTTCCTTGTCCTTTGTAACGTTTAGTTTTTTTTTGACGTTTTTCATTTTTATTTAAAGATTTCTTGTGTTTTCGAGGTCCTCTTTTTTTAGGTTTATCTCTTTCATGATGTTCTTTAAATTTTTTAGCCATTTTCCTGTGATCTGTCTATTAAAGCATAACTTATAGCACCTGATACTTCATTAGCTGTTCCCGCTTGCATTTCAATAATATCACTTGCTTCTAGATTTAGTGATTGTTTAATTAAATTTTCTGTAGATTTGTTTAAAACAACATGACCTATTTGAACACGAGAAGCTCCTGATTTTGTTATAAATAGATCGGTATCTACATTACTTGCAGTATCGTGAACTGCTTGTACATTTTTAACAATAATAGTTGCATCTGCAGGGCACGTTAAAACTGTCGTGATATTAGTCGTAGTTAAATCAAATGTTTCGCTTTTATATCTAACTGTCATGACATAAAGTAATTAAAGGTATTTTGTTCATTTTTAATTTCTTGTTGAAAAGAAGTATTTAACTGATCTTTTAAAGTTTGTAAAGACTGGGCAACCTGTCTTTGATTTTCTGTAGTGTATTCGGGAGTAGGTTCAGGTACTGTAATGTTGATTCTAGCCATTATTTAATTATATACTATATTAAAAGATAAAGCTATTCGGTCATTTTCTGTTTTATTTTCTTCTGTTTCATGGGGTACCCAAGATGGGAAAAACATTATTTTATTTTCTTCTGAATCTACGTACCATACTTGAGAAAAACATTTGTCTTTGTCATAAAGCTCTTGTGTTTGAACTACTTGATTAGGATTATGAAAAATTATATTACCTGAATTTTTTGGTACTTTTATATAATAAACTCCAGATATATCGCACTTCCCATGAACATGTGTTTTATTTTTAGATCCTTTTGGATTCTTACAAATCCAAGCATTTTTTACAGTCACTTCTTTTCCTGTTTCTTGAAGAAATAATTCTTCAATAGTTTTTTTAGTATGAAAAAAATTCTGTACATTTAAAAGATTAAGTGTTTGGATAGCACCGTTTATAGAACTTTTAGTGTCAGTATACTTTTGTTTAATACATTCTTCTAATATTTCAATTAATAATGTATTGTTAAGAGTAATATCACTTATCCATAAAGGTGTCTCAAAAAATTCTTTTCTTATCATAACCAAATAAACCCGTTTAAAGTTAATCTACAATTTTCTTTACTACCATAATTAAGTTTAGAAGTGTGCAGAATTTTACTATTAAAAAATATAGCTCTGTTTTGAACAAAATTAACTGTCATAGTTTCTTTTTTATCATCATCATAAAAAGTAGTCCCTGAATTTAAATTGGTGTCTGACAAATATACAATTAAAGCAAAGTCAGAAGCATCTCTATGAATCCAGTCTTTACCATTATCTTTTTCAAATCTTTTATGAAAAACATATTTAACATTTTTAGTGGTATTATTAAAGTTAAATTTATTTAAAACATTATTGTGTGTATAATCGTGTAAAGATTGATATTGATTTAAACTGTTTTTTAAAACTTCAGAAAATTGTAAGGTTCTTTCTCCTGGCCAGGATTGAGCACATCCTCTTAAAAACATTAACTTTTCTAATGAAAAGTAATCCATTTGTTTGGATTGTTTTAATACAAAATCTAAATCGTTAAAAAAGTTATCTAAAACTTGTAACACAAATAATTATCTCATTCCATCGGGTTGTATGTCTGCTCTAAATGTACCATACCTCCAATTTTCATCGGTAGAAGTGTTTGCAATTTTTAAACTAGCAAATCTAGATCTAGCTCTAGTATCTACTTTTTCTGTTAAATTATTTACAGTAAATGGACCTAAAGGAGAAGAAGTTTGAGGCTGGCTGGGGTATCTTCTTAAATTAATAGTTATCTGCGCATCTCCAGTAAGTAATTTAAAATCAGGAACAAATCTTCTTATACTCATAAAATTTTGTCCTTCTCCTAAATCAAAATCACCAGATTGAATAAAAGCTGGTATAGCTGTTTTTGCTCCAGTATAATCTACTTCATTATTACCAACTTCATGAGCATAATAAGTTGATGCACCATTTTGGTTTGTTACTCCTTGTGTAGTTGGAAAAGAAGGAGTACCCGTTAATGCAAATTCTGTTGCGTAAGGGTTACTATATAATGTAGCATCAAACCAAGTAGTCCTTGATAATGAGCCAGTTGTCCAAGTTTGTTCTATGTAATTATAAGTAACAACTCTGTCAATTAAAAATGAACCAGATTTAGGATAGAACCAGCTAATCTCGTCATACAAATGATTTAATCCTGAATAAATTTGTTCTCCATTAGAATAGCTAATACCTAAATTATCTCCTTTATTTGTAAATACAAAATCTTCAACTAAACATGGTACAGATTTTACAGTACCGTCATAAACAAAAAATCCTCCTGCTTGACCCATCCACCAAACAGCTCCGTTTGCATATTTAATAGAGTGTTGACCTATAGCTCCACAATTACTGCCAACTTGTCTTATAGAAAATGTAAATGGAGGACCAACAAATTGCATTACATAAGCTGAAGTGTCGGTTAGTATTAAAATATAATCTTTACCTTTTATAGCTCCTACTATTTTTGTACCTGAATCTATTCTAAATGTACCAGCAGTATTAACTGAAGTTGGAACATAATTAGATATATCTTCTTGGTCTGAAAACCTTATAAACATTTTATCTTGAGTATTTGAAGTGCCAATTGTATTTTCTGTTCCAAGTATTACTAAATGTCTATCTCTTTCAGAAACAATAGACATAACAGATTTAGTTGGTGCTCCACTTACAACGGTTGCTCTTGTAATTAATGCAGCTGGTACATTACTTATAGTATCCCACTCAAAAGTTTTACCATCTTTTATTGTTGCAATTAATTTTGAACCAAAGTGATCTAAAGACCATGAAGCAGATTCTAAAGTTACTCCACCAGTCAATGATGCAGTTCCCCATCCCAGATAAACTTCAACAGAAGCTCCACTTATATGAGATGATCTTGTGCCTGCTACATCTCTAGTAATTCCAGTTAAATCATTTGTAGAAATGCCCGTATACGAAATAAATTCAGCTCCAACCTTTATTGTGCCAGTAGCAGGGAACCCAACTACTGAAGATAATGTAATTGAAGTACCAGAACCCCCCGTTCCCGCGGTGTCATCGAGTAATAGACCACTTAAGGTTGAGATTACTCCTGCGGAGCCTCCCCATCCAGAGGTACCATAACCAAAACCAGCAGTTTGATTTAATGGCCCTACTTTAATATAAGGGTTTATTGTTGCTGCTCCACTTGCTGCAACAGTTGTACCAGCATTAGCCGCCATAGTAATTGTAAACGTATCTTGACTGGGTACTGTCACAACTTCAAAAGTATTTGTAGTAAAATCTGCAGCTAGATAACCAGCTCCAGTGGGCGGTGTAACAGTTGTAAATGTAATTAAAGCACCTGCCAATAAACCATGAGCAACTTTATTTACAGTTACAGTTGGACTAGTATTAACAGTTGTAAATGTTGCTCCAGTTATTGCAGTGTCTAATGGAGTAATATCGTAAAATACATTTTCATAATAAATTATTAAAGTCTTATTAGTACCTAAAGCAACGTAACGTCTACCATTTAAATCAGCCCATACAAGCTGTTCTCTGACTACACCAGTTAAAGTCTTTGAAGTTATCTGTTCCCATCCACCTATTTTTTCAGGTAGACCATATCTAAATCTTACAAAATCTCCATCAATCCACTGACCTTCAGCACCTGTTGGAGTAGCTTGTTTATTAAAACCTGGTTGTATTTTTACATCTGTTAATGGCATAATTTATAAACATTATATCAAACATTAGGAGTTACTTGAAGTATTACCTAGGATATCCAATTGCTGTTTTTTTGTCGTATTTATGATCTTTATGTTCTCCGTCAGCATCAACATAATGCAAGAAAACTTGTGACTGACCATCTCCTTTAAACTCGTCTCTCCAATGAGGTATTCTTATTCCCTCATATACTACAGCATCTCCTGGTTTAAGTAAAATAGAGTTACCATTCATAAAAATAGGCCAATCAGTTCCATCAGACCATAGACAAACTGTAACACTTATTTCACAAGAATTTCTATCAGTATGTTTTTTTAAATCCGCTCCGTAAGTGTACATTCTCCAAAAAGTATATGTAGGAAATAATTTTAAATTTGTTTCTTCTTCTACACGTTTTTGTTTACTTAATAATAAAGAATCCATTATTGGATCAGTATAAACACAAGTATCCATATTTTCACTTTGTCCCATCATGTCAAAACTACTAGTATTGAATCTATGGTGTATTTCAGTATACCCTTGTAAAAGATTAAGTTCTTCTTTGTTTAAAAAACCTTTAACTAATTTGTATCCGTTTTCTATCTTCCCCATGCTACCATACTCCATCTTAATCCTTTGGTTACTGGCTCTACTTTATGTGGATATAGAAAATTACTTGGCCAAATAATTAAAGAATTAGGTTTAGTTTTACTTCTATGAAATTCTTTTCCGTTAAGTTCCCAAACTAAATCTCCTCCTTCATAGTCGTTATTTAATCTATAAATAAAACTTACTGTTCTACTAAGAGTTGGATGATCATCTATATGAGATACATAATGACCTCCTTGTTTATATTTTAAAATTTGCATATTAGTTATTTGTTCCACATAACATTCAGGACGATTTTTTTGATATTTCTTTAAAGCAGCTTGAAGACAGTATATCATTAAGTTACACCAATGTTGATCTGTTTTAGAATTGTTTAAATTAGTCAAAGAAAAATTTTTGGTATCTCTTATGTTTTTTACAATTTGTTGATCATTTGTTGGGTTGTTTCCTATAATCCTAGCATCTTCAAATTTTTTTTCAGAATCTAGTTTATTTATATATTTTAAAAATTTAACTAAAGTACGTAGATCTAAAAAATTAGGTATTTCTAATATCTGATCTTTTAATAAAATTTCTTTTTGTTCCATATTAAATTCTTATATCTATGCCGTATTTTAGTCAACCACTTGTATAGAAAACTATCGTTGCGCATTTCTTTTTGTTTAATTAATTCCATTTTCCAAGACTCTCTTTTAAAAGGAATAACTTGAGCAAACACAATTCCTTTTTCAAAGACTGTGTCCAATTTAGGATACTTATCTCCATTTATTATAAATGGAAAATTTATCTCTGCGTCATAAGTATCAGTATCTACAATACCTGGCAATATCTCAAACCTATCATCCGTATTATTGCAAGGAGGTAAAAATAAACAAGAGTACCCTTTAGGTGTGTTTATTTTATAAGGATAAATTATTTTTAAAAAAGAAAAATTTTTGTTTTTATTTATTAAAGGAGATCCCTTTAGTTGCCATATAGGATGATCAGCTTCTTGATGTGAGTTTAAGTTTAGCTGTTTATCTCCTACCCATAAGGGATTACCTTCAAAAGGACATTTCATTAAAGATCCTTGTTTATTATTTTCCATAAAGTTATGGTTAATATCTAAATCTGCCGGTAATTTTAAACCATACCCTGTTGTTAAAGTATCTAAAAAAGGCATACAGTTTTTAACCGTATCTGTCTTACTATCTAGTTCTTTAAACCATTTAGGTATATTAAGCTTTATAGGTATAGGATTAGTTTCTGTATCTTCTAAGACTTCTTTAGTAGATATAAATTTAATTTTGTTATTAAACATTAATAACAATATATATAATTATTTATGAAACACTATGGTAATCTTTGAGTATGTCTATATTCTGCTAGATCACCATTATCAACTAAAGTTTTCAACGCACAAGTACCTGTTATTGGAAAAGTTGTAGTAGTTGAAGATAAGTCTAATGCAGATAAAGTATCTCTGTAAGCTTCCCAAGATGTTTTTTGAGTAGCATCACTACATCTAGTAGAGTTTAACCATCTATTTATTTCATTGATGTTAAAATCTATTTGGCTTTGAACTACTTCTTGAGAACTTTCAAAAGTTCCATCATGTTCAACAGTCCAATTTACAGCACCATTTGATAAAACTCCTTCATGCGTATTGAAGTGACCTTTTGCATAGTCTTCGTCACTTACGGAAACCCAATCTATTTCTCTTGGTGTTAAATTTGCTTGAATAACTGCTTTTTCAGTATCAGAAGAAGCCATGTAATCTATAGTTTGTCCTTCACCATTAATAAATCCAAAATATTTTGCCATAATATATATTTCCTAATTTTTAACCATTATACCAATAAAGGCGTTACCTGAAGAAGCTGATCCACTTGAAATACCCGAAGGTCCACCAGCTCCACCTACGTTATTTCCAAAAGCACCCGTTGCACCTGGAGTTGAACCAACAGTATTTTTCCATAAATGTCCTGTCATTGATTTAGGGTTAACAAAAGTGTTGGTTAAAGTTCCGTCCGCTTGAATCCACGCATTAGTTGGTGCAAATGGACAAAAATTTATTGTTGCAGCTGGATTTAATGCAGGTAAACTTCTTCCTCTGTTAGCAGGAGCCCCGCCAGAGTTTGGTCCTCTGTTTCCTGGAGGACCGCCAGGTCCACCTGGTGCTGTTATAAAATTAGTCATTATAGTTTCATTACCAGCTTGTCCTGCAGCAGCAGTACCACCGCCACTACCCATATTTCCTAATGAGTAAGGAGAAGATGCAAGTGTAGTTGTAAGAGTTGTTACAAACATAACCATACCTCCAGCAGAACCAAATCCTCCAGGTTGACCTGACTGACCTTGGTTTCCAGCGCCACCGCCAGCTCCACCTTGAGCATAAACGATAACTTCAGATCCAGTTGTAATTTTAGTTTCTGGGTTTGTTAAAATTCCTGACACTCCAGCACCTTCGACAAAAAATACTTCTTCTGCGCCACCTGCTGAACCAGTCGCTGCAGCAGTAATTCTACCTTGAGCATCAACTGTAATTTCTGCAACAGTGTAAGAACCTGGAGTTACTGCAGTGTTAGCTAATTTATCAGCTGTTACTGCGTCATCAACAATTTTTGCAGTTGTAATTGCATTGTCTGAAATTTTTGCAGTTGTAACTGCGTTGTCTGAAAGTAATGCAGTCGTTATTGCTGCAGCTTCTATTTGAGCTGTTGCAATAGTTCCACCTAAAGTGTTTAATGAAATTTCAACTATGTTTGTGCCATCTGAATAAGCTGCAAAAATTTTTGAACCTGCAGCACCTGCAGTAGTTGGTGAAAAACCAGTTCCCGATACAGTTTTAATTGTTAGGTTGTTTGCATCTGTAAGACCACTACAATCAAAAATATAGAATTTTTCAATTCCGTCAGGGATAGTACAAATTGTACTTGATGCAATAGTTGCTGTAGCAAATTTAATTACCATGTTTCTTGCGTTTGATAAAACACCATCAGTCATAACAAGAGTTAAAGTTCCGCCACTTGATAACGTTACTTGTTCGTATCCTGCAAGTGCTTGTTGAATTAAGTTTAAGTTGTTATTTGTGTTATCACCCCATGTACCAGCGTTTTCGCCAGTCACCATAAGTTCTAGTTTTAGATCTGTTGAATAAGCTGATGTCATAAATTTTTATCTCCTAAATAATTATAATTTTACCTTAGTTAGGCCGCTAAATCAACTGGTGCCCAAGTATTACTTACACCTGGGTTGATCTCTGCCCAGGCTGTTATATTAAGGCTTCCCACAGAAGCTGTCAACTGTATGCCAGTAACACCCACATTTGCACTAGCTATAACAGTTTCCTCACCCATGGACATAGTTATTTCTTGGCCAGTTACTTCATAAATAGTAACTTGTTCTACTGAACCTATAGAACTTGTTAATTCAAATCCTGTTACAGAAACATCAGCGTTAGCTTGAACTGTTTCTTCCCCTACAGATATTGTTGTCTGTAATCCTGTTACTGATATTACTACATCGGTAAAGGCAAACTCTTCCCCCAAAGTACTTGTAAGCTGTTGTCCATTAATGTCTACATTAGAATTAGCTTGTGTAATAACTCCGCTAATAGACATAGTTGCTTCTGCGCCAACTGCGTCAATAGTTACACCAATATCAATAGTTATAGAACCAATAGTTGTTGTTAGTTGAGGTTCAAATATGTTTTGGAATTGATTTCCATCCGCATTAATATCTACAAGACTTATTGAACTTGATAATTGATTTCCAACTACAGATAAAGCTTGAACTGAATTAATAGAAGATGTTAATTGAATTCCAGTAACATTAACATTAGCATGCCCTGTGATTGTTTCTTCACCGAGTGTAGTTTGTATTTCTTGTCCAATTAATTCTACGTTTGCACCTGCCGTAACTTCAGCAACTGCACCAATAGACATTGTTGCGGATACTGATCCCGTTTGTACAGAGTAAGCATCACCCCATACCATTGATCCCCAAGTATCTCTGCCCCAACCTGCTCCAATTAAATATTTATCATCTATAACAACACTTGAAATAGAAGTAGACGCAGAAGACCCTGTTACAGGAACACCTATTCCTGTAAGTGTATTTCCTACTGTTGTAGAAAGAGAAATTCCATTAGGGAATACATCGACTGAAGAACCGGCTACTGCTCCTGATAATATATATGAAGCAGCTATTCCTGATACAACTATATCAGCATTTGCCTGTGTAGTAGAAGTTCCAATACTTGAATTTAGTTGTTGGCCAACAACAATTGGTTGAGATCCTGAAAGATCGCCCCATTCATTTTCGCTCCAAGTGTCTCCGCCCCAACCTATTTGAAGTTCGGCATCAATAGTTATAGTGCCTTGAGATAATGTTAATGATATGCTACTTAGTTCAACAGACTGATTACCGAGTGTGCCCCAGTTTTCGTATCCCCATGTTTCTTGTCCCCAAGTAGCCATATCATTTTAGTTCCTTATTACGCTATTTTTAAAATAGCAGCTGAAGTTGTAAATGCTGGGAACTGAATAGTGAATGTTCCTGATGTTGCAGTTTTAACTCCACCAAAATCTAAAACACAAACCGCATCAGTAGTACCTGATCCACCATCAGTTGTTGTGTTATAAATCAATGCACCTTGAGCAGATAATGTTACACCAGTAAAAGATAAATCAGCAAAATTAGTAATAGCTATTGCTGAAGATACTTTTACACCTTGGTTAACCAAAGCTGAACCACCCGCAGTATATCCTGAAGATGATACTTCGTCACCTACTGCATAGTTTGTTGTTGAAGCACCTAAAGTAGCT